TCCGGTTTCAGAATTACGAAGAACACCATCAATAAGTCCAACCCACACTATTTCATGTCCGTCGAACTCCTCATAGGCCACATGCTTTACTTCGGCTTCGACTACCTCAAGACCCCCTATGCCGTCGGCTATCTGATGCAAGAGTTGGTTAAGGGAAGAGACACCCTTGTCGTCTTCCACACCCTGCTCAATAGCAGTCGGCATCATCATGTCCGGCCCTTGAATAAGGCCCGATTCCATTACTGTGTGAATAAGTGACCCACGAATCATCTCCTCGGTAGGAGGCGGTCTTGGTATCTCTGCGATGTAGTTCCAATAGAACTGGCGAGGACACAATTTGTAGTTGAAGTAAGAGGATTTACTAACACGCAAAAGATTGGATTCTATAGGGTTGTATGACGAGGCACTATCCTGTTCGGTTGTTGCTCGCATAATTTCCCCTCATTCTTCTTCCCCGTCTTGCTCTATACCCTCGTCCCAATTTTCAAAAGTGGTCTGTTCCTTTCCGTAGATATTCTCTCCACAGTTAGGGCAATCGTCGCTCTTTTCTATATTCTTTACAACGGGTATCATTAGGGTTTCTTTACAGGATACACAAATCGGCTTCTCTAATTGACCCATCTCATCCAACAAGTTGTAAAGTATCATTTGAACTTTCATCAAATCTCCACCTAATATCGAGACTACTCCGGCTACTTCCTGAACGAAGTTCTCAAAATCCTTATGTTCTACCTTCTTACCCATAATCTTTACACCACTCATTACGCATATAAACAGTTCTATACCCACGCCATTCTCTTAATACCATTCTTAGCATTTTCAAGGGGCTGGGCATCCCACCCCGCTAAATCATAATACGGTATTAGTTTTTTGATGATAAATCTATCAACAAGGAACCTATTTCCGATGTTAGTTACACCGTCAATATCTTCGGGTTTATCGAATGCAATATATTTACCGTCTTCATTGATAGTGACGAGGAAGAAGGAACCCTTGCGATAGCCCTTACCAAGATATTCATTGGCCCAAGCAGCAGCCGCACTTGAGCCGGAGAGTATTTTATACTTGGAAAGGTCGCGCTCTATCTTCCCCTTCATACACAATTTTAACGGGTTCATTTTACCCCCCATTATCGTATCAATTAGTGCTTCGTTTCGCAATGTGACGGCCCGCTCATCACTACCATTCAGAATACCCATAATGGTGTGATTCATAGCCTCCTTCATCACCGAAGGCATTCTTGATTGCTTCATCTCTATGCCTTTCACATAGGTTTGGGGTTCATGTCCCTTTCCCTCACTCCATGTTACCAGCCCTATGTATCGGTTCTTTGCTACCATGATAAGGCGAGAACACCACTTCTCAAACTCAACTATGAATGGCGACATTCTTTCATTTATTAACGGTAATAATTCCATGCCCTTTTCAGGAGAGGGTATTGAACAAAACACAGAGTCTGTGTGTCCGTAAATAATATCGAAGCCTACGCGCTGTGCCTCTACCATTAACTCACCCAATGTCTGTCGAGAAGTGTAGGTAATTGCAGCAGCGATGTCGGGATGATACAGGCCATACTTAGCATCCCCCGCTACCCCATACATAGAAGCAACAAGGGTCTTAGTGGCGAACTGCATGGTGTCCCACTTTCTTTTTTCAGCCCCATCACTAACGAACATCTTCATCTTGAACTTATCTCGTAGTTTGGTCATCAGTTCCATTTGTCTGACGAGTAGTCCCTTATTTTTTTGGGAAAACTTAGTGCCGTTACCGCAATCCTCTCCGCTTTCATCAAGCGTGTCCCACGAAATGTTATATTTATCGGCATTGCTGTGATACATAGCGCGAATATCCAAAATACCCACATTATCATACACGGCGGGCTTTACTTCTAAGATTTCTGCCCCTTCATAAGCCACCTTGTCGAACTGTGGCTTTGATGGAATCCTCCTATCAAACTTGGAGTCGAGAAGAACCAATTGTGAGAACATTTTGGTGATAAAAGGAGTTGAACGAATATCGCATTGAACGATGTGTTGTAGCGAGGTGTAGTAGTCGAGAGCATTGACTGCCTCGTCTAATTTGGGCAGCAACCGCACATCTTGTCGGCAGTAGTGCAAGTATAGCGCCTTATCCATAAGCCAAGTGTCGTGTCCGTGTTCCAACTCCACTTTCCTCTCCCCCAAGATTTCAAAGGCCACATCATCGAGTTTGTAAGAGGGTAACTTTCCATTTTTAAGTTCCCATAATTTTGATACCGCAACCATCAAGTCTATGCAGTTACGACCAACGATGGGCTGCGCCCAATCCTTGAACTGGTATCTAATTTTCCTCATAGGAGATAGACCGGCTTCGGGGAGGTGGTTGGCGCGACACCGTTCTATAATGGTTTTGATGTCTGCCCCGACTACATACCATCCGGTGATGATGTCGGGGTCACACGCCTTGATGTGGCGTAAGAAATGGATAAGCATAGACCGCTCGTTAGGGAAACCCATAGCGGGTGTATCATAAGTATAGTCACCATAAGAATAAAACTCCTTACCTGCGCCGTCCTTCTCTTCTTCGACAGTATGTTCGATAAACCAAACATATTCTTTTTCGGTGAAGTTATCATAGACCACCATGCAACGAAGTTTGCCTGTGGCTGGCGACCACTCGGCATCAAGATACCATGTGCGGTGCTTATAGTTCTCTATGGGTGCGTTACCCTCGTTGATATAGTCTGCAAGAACTTGATTAGAGTAAGGCATATTCCCTTCCCATGTTTGCCACCTTTTTCCTACCTGCTTAACATCGTAGTCGGTAGCGCAGATAATCTTAGTCAGGCCCTCTCCATAGAGGCCAGTAAAACCTTCCTCGGTTCTTACTACCTCTACGACAAATGAAGCATCTTCGTTTTTCACGAAACAGTAAGGCCAATGTCCCTTGATACTTTTCTCATATCTTTTTCCGTTAGGTGTTCGGCCTCTTATGATAACATTTCTTCCTCTTCCGCGTTCAATTATCATTGTTCCACTTCATTAGGGAGAGGAAGTCCTTGTGGCGCTGTATCTGTGGTGAAAATAGTGCCTGATTTCATGTGTATGGAATATGTAGTTCCCTTCGTGAATGTGGTATGCGTAGTAATAGCACACACTTCATCCTTTTTGATAATTGTTCGTCCACCATTGGTCAGCATTGTTGCAGACCATCTTCCTACACTTCTCATATCCATACTCATATCCATTCCTCGTCTTCTTTTTTTTCTTTCATTGATTCGCTTATAGAGTTTTCCATTATTTTCTTCTCATCAGCGAGCGTGCTAAGAAAGGGGTCTTGATTATATTCAGGGTCAAACTCAGCACGAACATGGCAGGAAGCAATATAGTTTATGCCATGTTCATCGTGCCACATAATAGTGATTGGCCCATCCGAGGGTATCATGTGAGTTATCGTAAAGTAATGCGTGAACTCGGTGTTCAAGGGCTGTTTCTTCCCTGTATATTGTGACCTTTTAACCAGTCCAACATTGTTTATAATTCCGACCATCTCAACCCTCGTTTGAGATTTGGAAGATGAAGTCGCCGTCACCAAGACCAATAAGCATAGGATAGCCCATGCCTACCTCTGTGAAATCCCAAATACCGATAGTCACATCACTATTGAGATTTTGGAAAATATACTCAAGCCCCCCATTGTAGGTAACGGGAGATAAGCCGCCTTTGTAATCATAGGAGATAGACCGGCTTCGGGTCATGTTACCAACGGCGACTTCAGTAGTAGTTTTACCCTTCAATTCCCCACCAACATTTATTGATAGTAACGCATCATCGTAAGATATGGTATATTTGTTGAACTTCTGTCCATTCATAGAATCACATCTGAACGCCTCATAAAGAGCCGTAGTGTCTAAGTCGGGGAAGACAAAGGCGCATCCAATCTTCTCACCGTCATTAGTGCGATACTCCAAAGCATCCACATCAATTTTATTTGCAAGTTTTTCTGATTTTTCAGACCAAAGGGCAATAGTTTCAGGAGTGTGAGGGAATGCTCTTGCCTCTCTATTCGCAGAGAGGGTCGTTTGCTTTCCGGTTGTCTTGAATCTAACTTTATCCTCATACGGAGTGATAGTAAGTGCGCCACCATGATACTTGAGAACACCAAGCGCGGCATCTATGTCCGTAAGAGCGAACTCGCCTTCCCCTCCACAGGGTATAGAGAGTCGCATAAGGGATGTTACGCCGTCCTTGACCAGCGTGCAAGCACTCAACCTACCACCCTCCGCCTTCATCAGCAGGGAATGGACTTGAGAGATACTTTTACCGTCAATGGTATGCTTTCTTTGCATTAAAGACAGTAGCCATTTGAGCGAGTCGGTTTCAACCAACATGTAATCATTCCTTCATCCACTCAAGGCCGATGAAGTTGAACTTTCCATCCTTAATGCGGGCTATATCGTGGACTGAACCAACCTTCTCTATGTGTTGGCCTTTCATTTCCTCTATCTTACCTCTAACAACCCATTCTCCCTCATCAAGATTTCTGTCGCCCTCGATTCCAGCAGCCATATCAGCCTTTTTCATGTGGCGCGATAAGAATATCTGTTGAGAGAACTTTCTCATGGTTCCCTTATCCCACTCCGGTCGGTGGCCTACGGTCATAAGAACCTTCTTGCCTGTGCCGTCGTCCATGTATTGTGATATGGGCTTTAGATGGAAGACGAAATATACCTTAGCCACATTAAGGCTGTGTAGGCGTGTTAGAACATTGCGATATAAGCGGTTGCGTTCTCGCCATTCCTTCTGATTGAAGGTATCGCTTTCTTCTTCGATAACACCACGCGCGAGAAGAGAAGCACGCATAGCGTGTTCGCACCACTTGAGGAAGGTAGAGCCACCATCGAAGATGATGCCGCCCACCGATTCGGGGTCGTCATTTACCTTCTTTGCAAGGATATTCACATAGTATGCTGTCTTATCAAGAAGTGCTTTGTAATCCACATTGTTATTCTCATCAAAGATGGAGTCGTCGGTTTCATCGTGGAGAGGAAGGACAATAATGTTCTCGGCATCGGGATAAACATGGTCGATAGTAGGCTTCGCTGAGTTATCAATATCGAACACATAAACATCCTTTCCAGCCTCAATTTCCGGTGCGAGGAAAGAGAGAGCAAGGCCCGTCTTGAGCGTGTTCTCATGCCCGACGAGTGCGCATCTATGCGTGATAGAATTAGTGCGGTTGTTCTCAAATAGATTCCGGTAGTAGGCTTCATCAAAGCGTGTTTCCGGTTCTGTCGTCTTCGTCGTTTTAGTGTTCGTCTGTTTGGTTCCCCAAGTCTGCTTCATATCCTCTCCTCCATCAATTACGCATATAAACTATGCGTCAGGCGCAATGATAGCGGCATCGGTCATCAGCACTAACGCAGCGATAGACACCGCACTTTCAAGGCTGTTTATTACTACCATAACAGGGTCATAGACCCCGCCCTCAGAAGCCTTCAATATATGTCCGGTTTTGCCACAGAAATAAGATTTTTTCGGTAATTTGTAACCGTTTGGGCGACAGTCGCCTAAATCTCCCGCCTGTCCTGAGTTACCAATGATGGTTTTTAGTGGTGTTGCTAAGGCATCACAGAACAGGTTGAAAATATCAGCATCACCGTCACCTTCCACGATGTGATTTATTGCCCCATAGAGGGTTGCTCCCCCTCCGACGACCACGCCGGATTCAAGCGCGGATTTACATGCATTCACCGCATCATCCACTCGCTCTTTTCTCTCTATCTGTTCCACTTCGGAAGCACCCCCAACATAAATGGTGGAGATTCCCGATGTAATCCTCGATAAACGGTTGTTGTATTGTTCCTTGAGCCATGAGTTTTCCTCAGACTCTATCATACTTTTAAGCCACTCTATATGTTCCTCCATGTAGTAGGGCGTGTTTTTGGTTCTCCGGTCAAAGGGCAACTTTTGTTTATTAAGTTTCACGGAAAGAGTAGTGGTAGTGGAAGATGAGTAAAAATTATCGCATGAACCCAAGTCGTCTTCAGATACTTTTACGATAGATTCAGAGAGAGAAGTGGAGAAAAGTTTGCTTCCAACGACACAACGAATGTCCTCAAGCCACCCTTGTTGTTGTTCCGGCATACCTGTGGGTTTAACCATACAGACAGACACCTTTCCTTGCACTATATTTACCAAAAGATTCTGCAACATATTGAGGTTGAAGTCGGCACAGAATATCACAAGTGGTTTATTCTGTTTGACTGCAATTTCCAAAGCAGGAAGTAGGGTGTTAAAACTCTCAATACGTTCAGTAGTAGTAAGCACAAGGGGATTATCAAACTCACACCTCTTTTTTGGGGTGTTAGCCATGAGAGCATGAGCAAAACCGGCGTTGATTTCCATGCCCGAAGAACGCTTGGTAAAGGTTTCAGATGTGGGCGACTTCTCGATAACAATTGCGCCCGAAGGCCCGCCTGCTTCCACAAGGTCAGCGATTAGTGTCCCTAATTCATCGTCATTGTTGGATGCTATCATGGCGACATCCTCAAGATTCCATTCAGAGTCAGCGCCATACGGCATAGCCTCATTGAGCAAATACCTCTCGGTCTGTCTTAGGTATGCCTTGAGTTCGTCCCTGATGGCGAGCGGCGATACGCCCTTCTCCATTAAAGAGAGCGAACCATTACACAGGGTTTGCGCGATAAGCGCAGCACCTGTTGTTCCGTCACCGGACTTCTCCTGTGCTTCGCAAGCGACTTCTTTCATGAGGTCAATACCCAACTGAACATACGGGTCTTTATCATGCACGGCGCGAGCAATAGTCACTCCATCATTGAGAATGATAGGCATACCCATAGGATTCTGTATGATTACCATTCGGGCTTGTGGCCCGAAGGTTCCCTTCACCGTGTTAGCGAGTTTGTTTATCCCTACGAGTAATTTTGAACGAGCCTTTTGGCCGGTTAATAACGACATACTTTCACCATTCAAAAACCCCTCATGTGAACTATAGGGACTTCATCGCCGCCATCAAGAGAGGCGGCACATATATTCCGGTGATGCACGACATACGGTGACTTTGGGTTGGAGGGGTCAAGATGTGTTAGAACGGTATCGTCGCAAAGGGCGACGACTATTCCTTCTGTGAGGCCGATGGGAACAGACGCACCAATACTGGTTACGGTATATGGTGCATCAATGATAAGCCCCGACTTACTTTTGCCGTCATCCTTCGCAAGAAGAACGAACTCACCGATGGCTTTCCAAATTGAAAGACTCATGCTTCCCACCCGTCGTTGCTCTCACCATCACCGAAGTCAGGCTCAACGAGTGCTTCTATTACATCAAAGGCCCACCATCCATTAACGGACATGCGGTCTTCATTCTCACGGCTTCGCCATGCTTGGCCCACGATGAGTAGTTTCGTTCCGACACCGAATGAAGGAACATCTTCGCAATAGACATCTATTGTCGCGGCCATCGAAGTAATATCGGTATCACCACAGACAAGGATTGAACCACCTCTTTCGCGGGGGTCAATGTGAATGACTTCGACTACGGTTGCGCAGTTTCTATCCCACCATCCGTCTTTGCCGTTATATTTATCGTAGTAAGAACCAATTTCACCGAGGGAAGACAACATATTCTCGTCACCGATGATAGCGGGTAGCACATCAAGTGGCGAACCAGTAAAGATGGATGATAGGCTTTCATCTATTGTAGCAACAGATACATCTGCATTGAGATAGCATCGGTTGTTCTTACCTGTCTTCATTGGTATGGTTAATGGTGTGAAGGTAGGGAATTGACGGTCAGCCGCCTTTCCGTTTCCGCTAACGGTGAATACCTGTGGTTTCCCATCAGCACCCTGTGGGCGTCCGAAGAAAAGACAGGTTCGCTCGCGCTCATCCTGTGGTCGAGGTGCGCCATACTTGAAGTTGGCATCCCCACTTGGGAATGTTGGGTTGGTCTTATCCCACACGACATAGAAGTGTGTGTTAGCATCTAACTGCATTGTGTGCTTCGGTAGTGGCCCATTGAGGTCGTCTTCTGCTCGTCCGAAGTATTTCTCATCGGCAAGACGGGTGTAAGTTCCATCGTTATTATTCTCAAAGAGAACAACAGAACCATTATCAACAAAAGTCTGACGAACTTCGGCAGACGCATTCATCAATTGATTCTTCATCTTGTTGTAAAGTATCTTACCCCATTCCTTCGGGCGCGGAACGGTTACGAACATACCTTCGTAGGTATCAGCACCGGCTCGGCGCATACGGGCATTCTCGCTTGTGATATTCCGACCGGCTACCCTCAGAGCGAGGATGTAGCAGTCATCATCAGAGCGACCGGCGTTCTTCCACGCAGCACCCTGTTCTTTGAGAACAATATCTGCCCTCTCCTCGACCGTTTCCGGCGAGACTTTCAATGTCTTGGCTATATTGGTCAGCATTTCATTACTCATGGTTCTTCACCTTGTGTTATATCTGTCGGTTATTTGATTACGCATATAAACTATACTATCAGCATTCTCACGAAGTTTGCCTTCACAATATCTTCATCAACACCGCTTAGAACATCGCGTTCAGCAGTTATCGCTGCATCAATGACTTGGAGTTTCTTTTGCTGTGAAAGTGGTGGTTCAGTTCCCGCTACACCGCATTCAAAGACGCTACGAACAGCAGCGCGTGTATCATACTCACCGAGCAGGATTACACCCAATAAAATATCCTTCTCTTCCATGCATACTTTTAGGAAAGAGTTACAGTCAAGGTCTATTGAAATAAGACTCAATAAGAATTGGTTGGCTTGGATTGGGGTAGCAAAACAGGAATATGCCTGAAGACAATTGATGGCGTTTCTTAAGTCGCCTTCGTGCGCGCCACATATAAGCCCCAATTGTGAGGCTGTAATATAAAGCCCCTCAACACCACAGATATATTCTAAGCACTCCATCATTGATTCCCTGTCTATCGGCTTAAACTCTATGGTTAGACATCGGGATTGAACCCATTGATTTACCTTGCTTATATCATTGCAAGTGAGAATGAAGAAGCCCTGCGCGTTTTCCAAGACCCCCTTTAATGCTGACTGTGCTTCGGGCGTTAGTTGGTCTGCTTCATCAAGCAGAATTATCTGTTTGTAATTGCCCGCTCGCGTAAGAGGTATTAGTTCTTCCTCAATAAACGCAATTCCCCGTGTCTTCTTGGAGGATGCGTTGAAAACATGGAGGGGCCAGCCGAGGGTGTTGGCTAAAACATACGCCAAAGTGGTCTTGCCCGTTCCTGCCTTCCTACTGTGAAGAAGAAGGTGCTGCATATTAACCTCCCTCTCTGCAAGATATTCAAGTTCCTTAGCACCACCAACGAGTTCATCGAAGGTGGTGGGGCGATGCTTGATTGACCAAACCGTCATAGTTTCACCTCAGTTATACCGGACACCCGCCGGAAAATAATCTTCATACGAACCGATTAGGCCATAGGTATTTGCTTTGTAAGGTGGGTCTTTATAGGATGTAATGGCTTCAAACGCACCATGTCGCATCAACTTGCTGCGAATACCCCATGTGGTAGGGCCATACCTTGATTCTCTCAAAAATCTCCCGTTCTTGTAGGTCGCCCCCTCCATGATTGCTTGCGCCGTTGAAGGGCCATGCTCATGTATGTAGCGAGCGATACACTCCACAACCACTCCCCCTCTCATGCTCTTTCTATGAGAGCCACTCAAGGGTTTGTATTCACGCATATAATACGGTTATCAAACACGCATATAAACTATATGGCACTCTCTATGAGATAAGCACCAGCACAATCATAGATTGCTGCAACCTCGGCGTGGCTCGGTCGGCCCAATATCTCGCCGTGTGTTTTCTGTATCAGAACGGAAAGAACGAGGCCAGCCATAAGGCCACGAATAAAGGCCCCATCTAAGTTTGTTTCAGTAAAGAACTCCTCTAAATCCCCGTCATCGGTGAGGTCAAGAAGAAAGGCCCTAAGCACAGCAGCGTCGAACATATTCTCTTGGGTTAGCATACGAGAAAGGTCTATGTTGTTTTTTGAAGTTATCATAGATGCTATTATGCGGGAAATATCTTCTCCTTGTCCCACCTTCACGCCTGCACCCATTTATACCATATCCTTAGTGTCTTTTGATACTTTCTTTTATCCTACTACTATCGGCGGTTGGGTTTTCTCACGCAATGCAAACAGATTTGAGAGTCCGGCGGGAAAATACGGATACGTCCACAGATACATTGATTAGCCATCTCGCGTTGTCTTGGAGTCATCACCGTCGGACTACGGGTATAAACTATGTCCTCAAGTGTCCTAATTACTTCACGGTCAATATCATAGAGGAGGTGGGAGGCTTTCACACCGATAGCATTCTCCACCTTCTCGCTACCCACCGCTACAATCTGTGGGTTCTTGGAGAGTAACGCGGAGAGGCTGTGGGGGGAGGGAACTGCGCGAACATTCTTCAAAATGGAAAGTTTTTCGGCTACCCCTTCCTTAGTGAGAGGGCCATGTGACCACAGTATTTCTACGATGAATCTACGAACACGGCGATTGTTGGCACTCATGTATAGGTGTTGGCATAGAGGTGTTATAACTCGTTCCCAACATCAGCCCAAATCATACCGCTTATAAACGCCGCATCTGCTTCGCAAGCGTCAGGTGATGCAATTTTTCTGCTACCAATTTCTTCATTACTTTCCGGATAAAAGAAACTATCAATCCACCACATAAACTCACCGCAGTAGTATAGTATAGTAAGGCTAAAAACGGTGGCGATAAGAGGCCCTAAACCCATCGTTTTTCGGCTTCCTTACGACGACGCATCCCTTTCGGTATCGCACCTTCGTTTCGGACGGAGTTTGCTACGGCTTTAGACTTTTCTATTAGAATCTCCCAATGCTTATCCGTGCTTCTGAACATTGGAGGTCGCTCTTTACTTTTACCCTTTTTCTTGGGCCACTCCACGCGCTTTCGGGTGGGTTTGATTCCATAGATGATTGCAGCCCGTAGGTATTCTTCGGGGAGAATATATTGAACCTTTGCTATCCTTCTCCATACATCTATGTCCTTCACATTTCCTCTCAAGAACCACAGCAGTAAGGGCATCGGCGGCTTCTTGAAAACAACCCCGACTCTTTCACGGTCTGTCCAATTCATTATCGCCTTAACAATAAGAAGGGTTTCGTCATTATTTTTACCCTTGAGTTTATCATCAACAACACACAATTCGTGCGCCGCTTTGTTCAGGGTGGGGGCTTTCTGTGTGACGATTACCAATCGGTGTTGAACAAACTGTGACCAAGCAAGGACATCTTTCGACCCAAACTTGTCTGTATGTAAGAAGTAAGTGGTGTCCGGTTGATTAGGAATGGTGTCCAATGAACCATACATGCACACTTCTTTTTCACTTCTGAATGGGGTGTCGTCCGAGGTAAAAATTATCATCAAATAACTCCGAATATCTTCAGGGCAATAGTAAGTGTTAATAATAGATTTACCACGCCGATACCAGTTCTCCAAAAGGCCATAACACCCGTGTGTTCCACGCACCACTTCTCATCAGTTACCATATTCAACACACACCCCAACTGTCTTATCAACTTTCCATGAATGGGTCATGGCTATAAATATAATGGTTGAGTTTTTTCATCTGCGAAGTAGAAAGATTCCAAACGCCGCGCATGGTTTTTTTGCTCACAAAGTAGTCGCCATGATACCATTTGATTCCATCAATAGTTATCATTGCGGTAACACCATCCTCTTTCATAGCCTTAATGAGAAAGGGGTATTCATACTTGAATATCGGCCTCGTAGAAAGATACTTCGTGGGTTTGCCCCTCCATCGTCTGTCGCTCATCTTTTATCACCTTGTGGTTTTGGGCTTCTCCATCGGCTCGCTTTGGCAGGTCGGAACTCCGCGTTCCTATATGTGCAGGTTATAAATCTGACTTTACTCCGCGCTTGGATATGGTTTGGACTACCCCTGATGTGTAGCCACGCCCGTTCCGCATGAGGCATCTCAGATTTTATCTCTCTCCGACCCCATACTTGGAATGCTTTTATGCTTTTATTTAGTTAGTTTTATCACCATCACATCAAAGAATACTCTTGAACATCTGTTATGTAGAATCATTCGACCACCTTGAAGGGAACATCAATGGGAGTGGAAAGCATATTCAGTTTCCTCTCCACATTATCAAGTAGTTTTGGTTGCTCGGATAGAACCTCGACAAGAACTCGGCTCACCTCATTCAATTGCGCGTGCGCGAGAAGCAATTGGCTATCCACACCAATTTCCTTCTTGAGTGTGCCAACTAATTTTAAGGAAGTATTCGCCTGTCCTATAAGACGGGACGCATCTGTTACGAACTCGGAAGTTATACCTCCGTGCGCCTCCTTCTGTTCCTCCAATTCATCAAGATAAACTCGGATTCGATTCACTATGTCTTCTGCCGCATCAAGCGTGTTAATGCTTTTACTGCGAGCCTCTTCTATGTGCCGCGCTTCACGGGGGTCGTAGTCAAGGTGCGCATCCATGTGATTCATAACATGGCCGTCGGGCCAGTTATACTTAGCCTCAAGATACGAAGTAGAGACATCACCTGAATAAACATCCATTTCTATATCGCGCTTATTTTTGTGTTCGCACACTTCGCAACCCCCCGTCATTACCCAACGCAATACTTCTATGGCGAAGGCATCGTTCTCACTCGCAAGCCGTTGCTGTATCTCCCTCTTACTTCTCATTCCGTCACCCCGTATAGTTTGTTATGTTATTGAGTGGGCATGATTCATTCAGGTCGTAGTGGTCTGCATTATTGCATTCGCATTCGGCTTCTATTGCGTCGTCTTCTATCCAGCCACCCGCTTCTCCATACCTATACTTACCTTGATAGGGCTTATGCAAAGTGCCAACATACCTTACACCATCCAGCGTTATATCAATATCCAACTTCTTCCCGCTCTTATGGTCACGCAGAGCGCAGTCTATGATTTTGCCTTTGCCTATGCAGTTATCTCTCGACGGCCACTTAGCAAACAATATCCATTGACCACTCATTCCTCTTCACTCCCGCTCATCCATTCCTTTTCCGAATTACGGGTATAAACTATTGGTTTGCGTTCACCTTGCCGATGTGGGCATATATGAATAGGGTGTGTAACATCAAGGTGATGCTTTGCCTTGTGGGGAGGCAAAGTGTTACCACACTTATTACAGATTATTCCTTTGATTATAGTATCATCATTCCACATTACTTTTTCCTCCATATTCATCAGAAGCACCGCAATACTTTTTCCTCCATAGTCTATGAGTTTTTCCTTCGTTATAATTATAACTTTCTGTAGGTCTGAAGTATCCACAGTATCGTATTATAGCCCCTACTTTCGCTTTATTGGGCGACATCATACCTGTGTTTAAGACCAAATTACCATTGTAATACCTCGCCCCCGCATAGATATTTTCAACGGTGAATGGGTCTTCTATGGTAAGAGCGTGTCTTACTATAGCCATAACAACAGGGTTTTGTTTATGTCTACGCCACCATGCATTTCTGTTAGACGGGAAGACAAAGGGCTCACGGTAGTGAGGGCTTCTTTTATCATAAACAGGGTTAGTCATTTTTACCACCCCAATTTATTGCTGCGCTTGCCTCAGATACAGGGCCGAAGCGACAGATAACTCCCTTTCGCCCGCGCCTCTTTACCGTAGGTTCAACCTCTTCATACCAACCCTGCCCCTCAAGATTTTCTATCAACCAACGCTTCGCGGTCTGATAGTCACCGGATGTTATCATCCGGCTTATCTCTTTGAGCAACTGCGACTTAGGCACATCCTTCATCCAAAACGCCGCACGCATGAGTTCAATATCCGCATCCATAACCCGTCGGCGCATAGCAAGAGATTGATTTAGTATTCCCTCTAACCTATCATCAAGACCGATGATAAGCGGCACTCCCCCTTTGTATTCAGGTTGCATCATAGCGTAGCCGATACACATGCGCCGGAACAAATCAGACTCAAAGGAACGGACATCGGGCCTATCTATCCACTCCATAATGTCGTCATGGAATAGAATAGCCGTCGGTGGATTAGCAACAGCGGTCTGCATTCTCTCTCTTATCCAGTCCTTGATTTTTATGTTGAGATTAGCCAATTCGACCCTCTCGGCGTTTTTCATGTTAGCCTGTGCGTGCTGCGCGAGTTTATATTCACGCTCTTTATTTGGGTTCATCTCAATATCAATGATGAAGAAGCGCCGGTCGAGGCCGGAGTCCAACTCAAACCTCGCGGGTTGTGTTCCCGCCCATATAGTATAACGGGTAGTGTAATTCACCCACCCCGCTCGGAGAGCCTTCTGCACCCGCCCGTTATCAAGCGAGGTCAGCAACTGATTTTTCATGTCGAGGCTGTGTTCCTTTTTTGATGCGTCGGACATCGAGGAGAACTCCTCAAAGCCCAAGATACCACCGCACATCTCACGGGCGATTGGTCGGCCCATGATTTCACCTTCTTCATCCACGCTGCCGAACATTCCGGCTTCTGTGATGGAGTTAGGCCCCATCATCGTGCGGAAGCCCTGCCCCAAGTCGGCAGTAGCGGAATGAACAAGCCCTGTTCCTTCTGCGAGGAACATTAGAATTAGGACTGATTTACCTGAACCCTTAGCGCCTCTCATTAGAATGTGAATGCGTGTGTCCGGTAGTTGGGACATAGGAGTGTAAAACGGGAGATTATCATGGCGGAGAGGACAGTTTTCAATAATGAAGTCGTTCTCCTCATCCACAAGGGGGCTGTCGGGGTCGAAGTCACACCGACTGCACTTGTTCAGGCAGTTGAAGATGTGGCCGCCGAGACTGCAAAGAAAAATAGGAATTTTGTCTTCCACTTCTATGAAGTAGTTTTTCCTTGCAAATTCGTTAGTTTTATCGAAGATGTCGAAGGTCATTGAATGTTGGCCTCCGCGTCATACAGAACTGATAGTAGTTCGGTTTTATACTTGTCGTTGTAGGGAAGACCATGAACTTCCTCAAGGAATAATAGTAGTCTGTCGGCCTCATTTTCATTTATGAAGGTGGTTGATGTATGCGCACACATAACAAGATAGTTACCACGAATAGGATTACTGCAAAATTTCTCAAAACAAGCGGTCATTATCCACGAAGGCGGAGGAACATCCAAGTCCATAGAGTCAATGCTTGAGCCATCGGTCAGGTATAGTGTGTCGTCCTTTTCATCGTAGTCATATACGAGAAGTTCATCCGAGGGTATCTGTGGTTGCTCGGAGAAGATGTATTCTTGCATTATATTTGCGGTGAGATAAACTAACTCATCCACTCCTTTTTCAGAAAGGACAGTAATGATGTCCCTAAACACAGGGTAGTTATACAGCCATGCCTTTGTTTTTTCAGGCGAAGGAATATATGCATGATTTATTCTTAGGACAAAGTAACGGCGACCATCTTCATTACGGAGTTCATAGAGCCGCCATTCAGGAAAGGTGGGGGCCGGTATAGTATTCATCGGTTCGACCTGATGTAGTTTTGAGAAGATACTGCATACTGCTTCTTCCTCTCCTACGAGGCTCGCGCCCGCGATGAAGGATGCAAAGCCCTGTTCATTCTGATAGAATGCAATGAGCGTGGTAGGCTCTACCCCCGTTTCCTGCTTCCACACAAAGTCGGTGTCGCCCCTGCTGTCTATTACTTTACTCATCGTGTTGCTCTCCATTTATTTTTTCCTTCATTGCGTTCCGCAAAAACAGGGGATATTTTTTGATAGGTCTTTTTGACGCTATGGCTCTTTTGACCACTTCGTCAAGGGGTCTTGCGCCCCAAGTGATAAAGCCATAAGCGTCTTTTTTCTCTGCGGGCTTCACTACCTCAAACAATAGACTACGGGAGAGAACCCCTGAGAGGATGTAGATAGTCGTCCCGTGCTGTGCGCCCTTGCTGTGGGCGCTTCGCTGCTGTCTATCGTGGTTAAACCAAGTCATTAGGGCTTTAGCCGACATAGGGCCATGACGGATGAGGTGGTCATAGGCGAAGTGCTGTAGTCGTTTGTTCTGTGACCTCGTCATATACATCCCTTTCCTTACTACGACTATATTCTTTTTGCTTCGTGGCGCAAGCGTAAAAAGAATTAAACGATGGACTACGAGCCTGTTCCTTATTTCTTTTATTCCTTCAAAGGTGTTTAGATTAGTTACCTATACCTTACATGTCTTTGAAGTAATGAAAGAAATCAAAAATCGGGGCGCAGTAACGCGATTTATTCTTTTTGTTCTCCTGTAAATCATAAAAACAATTGCCAAAATGAGAAGCCGAAGCGTTGTTTAACAGTAAACATATACATAAGTCACACCAATTAGAAGGCGGCCCTTTGGAAAAGTCACAACATGGCTTCATTTTTTTCCTCCTGAAAAGAATAGATTTCATCAATAGTTTCAGCGTCAAACCTATACATATTTTCTTGTTCCAGTCTATTTCTTTCATAAAAATTATTAAGTCTGTCTGATGCGCCGCCGCCACCAATAACGATTTTGTAGTTATTTTTTTCCATGAAGTTTAGTTTCGGTATTAACTGGTCGAACATATTTTTGAGTGTTTTATCCTCCAAAAGATGAACCCATCGAGGGAAGAGAGTAGGGGCCGTTGGTTGAACCCAAGTTCTTTTACCGGCCAAGAACCGTCCTGCTATGTAAGTAGTCGTATTATAACAAAGTAGTTCTACAGTAATGTTGCCATTAGAGAAGACCATTACGGGGTGTCGCCGTAGGTATGGTGCGAGGGCGCTGGCCCGCTCTCCGCCGCTTGACCTGCTCGTTAGCATATAGCGCACCGATTGCGTATAGTCGGGTAGGTAGTTTGCGTTGATGAAGTCCATCGTGGTGAAGAAATACTTGCTCCGTGTTTCCCCCATCGTTTTGCCCCCATCAATGTTTTCTATTACCGTAAGATTCCGCAACAGGATTTCAATATCGGGTTTGTTGAGCGCGATGGAAAATTTTAAAGCCTCCTTTGCACCGTTGCTTTCCTCAAGGGTGGGCTCCTTTACCCACAGACCTATCTTGGCCTTCTTGGTGTTGTGTAGGTAGCCCTGTATGATGTCGCCAAAGCAGGGACGGTCGGGCGGGTGTGAATAGAATATCTCCTGCGTCATATCCAAGTAGCGTATGTCGTCGTCTAATGTTGCAAAGAAGCGATATAGAATACCGATATTGTTAATGAGAAAAGTATCTTTATCGTGGGAAAGAATAACGAAGGGTTTCATCTTACCACCACCAATCTTCTCCAATTCCCGCGCGTCGATTACGACACACTCGGCAGGCTCGATTTCTATGTATCTGCTTTGCATTTTTTCATGCCTCTTTGAAGAACTCAACATCCTCGTTGTCCCTTCGGTATGCCCTGTTAAGGCGAATGACCTTGTTGGCCCTCTTCATCGTGGCCCTGAACTCTTTGATTATCTTCTGCGGTGTCTTCTGTTGGAAGCCGCCTATGCTCATCCATTTACTCATCAATTCGATGACCTCTCTATACTCGTTACAGTCGGCGCATTGGGTGTATGGAAAAGGTATTCCGGCCTCATACTCTTCTCTTGCTTTATCCTCTAAGTATTTGCTGTATTTTTTCATACCAATACCACCACTATGAGTAATAGAGTTATATCTACGATGAAGAGAAGGCTGGCGACTCGCTTCCAAAATTTTACTTTTTCTCTCACTATGTTTATGGGCTCCTTTACCCACACACCGTTTTCTGCGCGTCGCGTCCGTAGCATATCTCCAACAGTTCCCTGCGACCTCATATTTCTACCTCCTTACCATCTACAATACATGGGCCATCATGGTAGTCGAAGTCGCAATGAAGAATACATATACCGCTAATTTCACACGAAGGTTCTTCGCAGCAATTAACGCAATGGCCGCCATTTTCTTTACAGTATTCATCACAGTAGGATACCCGCTCCGCTTCTTTTTGAGTCATATTTCTGCCCCCTCATCTTCATCGTAATAATAGACATTGACTTTGTATTGTGCCAATTCACTTCGGACAAGGACACTCATATTTTTTCTGACTCCCTTTAGACCTCGCAAGAGATTCCCAATGTGTTTCGCATTGGTTATTTTTTTCCTCTTTTTTGGGTCGAGCCTCTCGATTATTTGGTTGGCTGTAAGCCCGCTTGGGTTCTCTCGGAGAGTTTGCACTATTGCTGCTCGTATCCTTTTGTGCCGCATAGTTACTCCGAGAGGCTTAGGGCACTTAAAGACTTCGGTCATGCTTCACAAGCGTGAGCAATAGGGGCATTCAACGAAGGCGATACATTGCCCTTTAAATTTCGCTTTCTGTTCGTTCGACATCATAAACGGATTTTCATTTTTGGCGGTGTGTTTTTCCGTGCCGTGAATAGGACACTCGCATAATTTCATCAGACGCTCAACATAGATAGTTGCATCCATCAGTTCTTCCTGTAGGTGGGCGAGCCAGTCCATGAGGGACAGGTCTTCGCGTTCCATCGTGACCCCGTATTTTTTGAGGCCGCGCTCCGACCTCTCTGTTATTTTTTTAATTACTTTTTCCTCAAACTTACTCATAATTTCAACCCCCTTCGCTTGAACTCATTTTTGATTACCTGAGCGTGGAACCTTCTGAGAGGAATGCCCGACTCCCTCTTCTTTATCATATTATCTACGACCTCTCGTATAGGCCGCGCTTCCCAATCAGCCACCCAGCGTCCTGTATTGGGTGATTTCCAACGGGTTGTAGTCCCGCTTTCATAATTCTTTTCAACGGATGGTTTTACCGTAACAAAAAGTGGGTTCGATTTCAAGACTCCTGTTATCTGATTGTGTGTGTAAGAGTTTTTGGTCTTTCGACTCTCTCTCCCATCAAGAGTTTTTTTCGTCGGCTGTTCATGATTGATATAGTCCGTGATTTCACTCACACTCTTCGGCCCTGCTTCGTGGAGATAGATATGTAGCCAATTAGCCAACCGAATGTTCCTATTGCTGCCCGACATACTCATACCTCTCTTAGCAGGTTCCTGATGATAGTAGCATCGGCCATTATGGTAGCAAGGGTTATCGCGTTCCACGCAGCCCCGCAGTCAATGCAAATAGTGATTGTTGATGCCTTCTCGTAGCCAATACTCTCGGCCCCGAAGTTCGGGTGCGTATATTTATAGTAGATTTCTTCCTCAAGGAATAATAGTAGTCTGTCGGCCTCAT